TCCCTGGCTTTCTAACACCATACCAGCCTTGCGTCTAACCAATTCCGCCACCTGACTAAGATTATTATCAATCTCTCAAGACCATATATTTAACACCATCAACAATTTTGACCATATATTTCCCTTGGTCTTTAACTTTTTTCTGAGCACGTTTTGTTGTTTGACTATTTTTACTCGTCTTTTCCGGTTCTCCAAATTTTTCTTTTAGAACCTCTCTCATTGAAAATCTTTCCATAATTTTTTTGTTTTTAAGGTGTATAATCACTATTTTCTATTACCGTATAGTTTCCACACATCGTGATTGTGTTAGATTTAGTTTCATCATCACTACATGCACATCTATAACTAAATACAATACAATCTCCATTCTTGGTGTATGAATCAGTTTCATAATTTTGTTCACCATTTGATATAGTATAACGATGTCCTTTTCCACACGATGTTATTAATAAGACAACTGATACTAAAATAATTAACTTTTTCATTTTATTTTGTTTTAAATTTTAATAAATAAATCCAACTATTTGTCCAACGGATATATTTACCCTTACCATACTTAAATACATACCAAGCGTTAGGTTTTTTCCAATTTTTAGGGATATTTAAGCCATAATGAATTGTTGGTTTTCTATTACGATTTCCACAATAAGAACAATCACAATCTTTTGGGTGTATCTCATTTAGACACCAAAATAGTTTGTTTTTTATTAGTTCTTTTTCTGTTCCCCCATTTTTCATTCTATTCTGATTTAAAAGTTTCAGTGTAATATTGTTCAGCTTTTTCAGAAGTCCAACCTAATCCAATGAGAACATTCATAATATGTTCTTTCTCCATTGCTTTGGCTTGAAGTTTTGCATTCAATAGATTTTGAATTAATAACTCATCATCAATTTTATTATGTTGTCTCGCTATTAATATATCATTAACTGCATTACTATACCATTCTACCGCGGTTTTCATTTTATTCTGATTTAGTTTTTTCTAATTCTGCAAGTAAAACATCAGCCATTTTAACTGAACGTTTAGCCGCATCTTCCAGTGTTCTAATACCACTACTATACAAATTATTAACATACGATTGCATTGCTAATCCAGCAAAATACTCGCGTTTTGTTAGACCGGTCTGTAGCATTGATTTTCCATCTATCGCAAATGCTCCTTTTTCTCCGTTTTCCATTTTTTTACTTTAAACGATTTCTAATTTCTTCAAATGTAGTCGTGTTAAAAAACTCACCATCTTGATAGATTGTTTCAAGCAAACCTTCACATTCAGTTTCCCAATCAACTTTATCAACTAATTGGATTTCTTTTTCTTCATTAAGTGTAACACATAACAATCCGGTTGCCGATTTCTTAGTACCATCATCGGTGATTGGGTCTTTGAAAATTTCTCTACCAACACGCGACATTACACCATGTTTGTCTACTTGTTCCATTACCTCAACATAAGTAGCTTTAATCGCCCCACCTTGGTTATCTCTAGTTGCGTAACCCATAGAATAAGACCCAACACCTAAAACTACGTTTGTTGATGCGAATCCTTTTGTTTCTAATCTTGAACAGATTTCATCTGCTCTGTCAATTGTGATTGAGTCACCATAGATTGCTCCAATATGTGAATCCAATACTTTGTAACCTTGTTCGTTGACAGTTCCACCGAATACATCCCAAAGTAATTCAATAACACCTTTGTGTTCGGACTTAGATATTTCAACTTTTTCTTCACCTGGAATCTGTGGGATTCTATTATATTTATAATATTTACCACTTTCTTCGAATCCAACACCACACAAAATATCAACAGGATTACCTGAGTCAGGACGAATAACCAATTTACCATCACGAGCCATAATCTCATCTTTCAACTCAACCATAAATTTTGTACAAACATCCCACAAATTAAACGAATCTGAGACAATTGAAAGTATTCCAGATGGGAATTGTCTCATTAAACGTTTAAAACCAACAATTTCATCTTCTTTTCCATATGATGTCATCACCGAATGTTCGGAAGCTGGAACACTAAACCCAATATTACTAGAATCATAATAATATTTAGCTGCTTGTAATGCTGGTATGGTATCAGTCCCATAAAAACTTGTTAAAAAACCTAGACCAGAACTGATTGCAGATTCTAAATGTTGCATACCTCTAAATGAAAAATCATGTCCTTGGAAATTGACGAAACCTACATTATCTTTGTCAGTTTTAAGAGCATATTCCATTAAAACTTGTTTATATCCATAGGCTATCGATGCCGAATGTACTGGTTTCCATAATAAACTTGATATTAATGTTTCTAAAAAGTTAGGTAACCAAAAGAAATTAGGATGCGTGTTATAAATGGTTAAAATAGGTATTTTTTCACCAATAACCATTCCTTCAGGTAAAGACTTAACATTTATAGGTAAATACCCCAAATCGTATAACTCTTCAAAATGTGTGGTGTCATATTCACACCCCAAATAGGATGTTAAATATTCTTTTACCTCATTAATAACAATTTCTTTAGGCTGATTAAAAAAGTTTTCTTGGTAAAGGTCATGTATATATTTCATAACATACTGTTGTCCAAAAACAACAATTTCTTTAGCCTTCTCTGGCATGTATTTTACATTACGTAATGTAAAATTTGAATAAACTAATGTAGTTCCTTCTGGCATCATTTTGTGATGTGATGTTTTATAACCATCAGTCATCAATAATGGATTTTTTCTCATTTTATTTTTATTTTAAAATTATTTCCAATTAATTTTTGGGCAATATTTGTTATATTTTGCCTTAATAAATTCTTTTACCAAATTAGGTTTTTCACTTTTATATTTTGGGTTTTTAATATATTGACCAGTTTTCTTATCAAAAATAAACTTACTAGTACGATTTTGACGATAAGTAATTATAAGATGTGTGAATAGCACACTTAACCCCCCTACAAAACATATAGTCCCAATAATTTGGAATGAATTACCAACACTGTTTGGAGGGAAATAACCCCATATTGGTAAAGTTACCAATGTGAATAAAATAGTTAAACCAAAAAATAATAGTATATATAAGATACCACCTATAGCTATTCTTGGAGCTTCGCTTCTTTCTTTGGTTATTAACTCAAATATAATTTGTGGTAAAGATATTATTGAATATGGTATGATAAAGCCATACATGATAACCATTTTCCAAAAATAAGGACACAAACTATTTGGCATTTCATTTTGTTTATAAAACCACCGATACAATTTAGCTGTTAAACTATTTGAATTTAATTCCATTTTCTTTTTATTTTAAAATTATTTCTCCTTCAATTACACCCCAAGAACTATGTTCTCTGAAATGACTTACATTTGTTACTGTGTCTTTTGTTAAGACCCACATATCATTTTCTTTCCATGTGACATTCAGTAAAACTTCATTTGGTTTTAACATAACTTCTTCAGTCCCACCCCAACGTCTGGCTCTAACATTTTCTGTGCAACTAGCCAATGTTATAATTGTTGTTGCGATTAATAATACTTTTTTCATTTGACTTTTTTTTACAAAGATAATAATTTTTTTTTTAAAATACATCCAATTGTTTAACATAAGAAACACCTTCGATTAAAGGACAATCAATACCGGGTTCAATATTCTGAATAGAATTGGTTGTGTATATCCCATCTATGTATTCAATTAAACCATCAAAATCAGCACTAAAGATACCATGGGTAACAATCAAATAAATTTTACCCTTGAATCCACTAGTTTCTTTTATCGCTTTCCCTATCTCTATGAACGTGCGCCCCCCATCGCAAATGTCATCCACGATAAACATATCTTTATCAAATAAATCTTCGCGTAATGGAACATCAGTATGTTGTATCTTTCCGGTTTCCAAATCTCTCACCTTTGTTGCCGTCAAAACGTTTTTAATTCCGAATTCTTTTGCAACATTAAATATTTTTTTAAAGGCTCCAGCGTCAGGAGATATCAGACATAAGTCATCAAGATACTCTTTAGCCATACCACTATAACCTTTATTTTTAAAATAATCTCTTATGGCGAAATTAATCAAACCATAATTATTTACTCCAGTGAAATTATTGATACAAGCCTCTAACACATCCGAATGGGGGTCAAGAATAGTTACCATATCAAAGTTCTGTGAATTTAAAATTGGGGCAATAACATTTTTAATATAATTAAACCCCCCTTCTTGGAATTTTCTATCACTTCTACCACCAATACAATATGGGATGTATAGTTTAATAGATTTAACACCAATTTCTTTTAATGCTTGATTAGCACATATAATAAGTTCAAGGTCTTTAAATGAATTTAACCTTGACATTATTGTAATTGGGGTTGTCTGTTCTTTTAGTGATTGATATGTGTCATATGCTTTCTCAACAATCCTGATGGACTGTTGCCCATCAGGATATCTACTAACCTCATATTCACAAGATAAGACATCATCTTGTTTAACTAAGTTTAATACACTTGACATTATCTGATATTTAAAAATGTACCACTTCCACCTGCAATTGTTTCTGGTAACTTACCATTCCATTTGCTCCATTTAATGAACTCAATGTACTCAGGTGTTAATGATTGTTGTTTCAATTTAATAGCTAACGATGTAGCTTTTGCATTAATAATCATTTCAGCTGAGTCAGCCTTTGCAACTGCTACTTTACGCTTACCATCGGCAATCGCTGCCAATGCTTGTTGTTCAGAAGCTTCAGCTTGTTGGATTGATTTTGTTTTAGCTATAATCGCATCTTGTAACGCTTCTGGTGGTGTAATATTAGTTCTCAACTGAGACACATCAAACCATTTAGATAAACGTTTATTACATTCTACTACGATACTTGCTTCAAATGCTTGTCGGTGACTAAAAATACTATCTACTTCCCACGTATTGGAAATATCATTAACCGCACCAATAATCGCGTTCTTTAACCAGCCTTGTTCTATTTCTTTAACCCCTAATCTCAAATTACTAAACATATCCCCAATTGCATCAGGTTTCAATGAATAGTTAAATGATGGTTTAATAGTTGCGGAGAAACCTCCTTTAGTAATAACAACTTGGTCATCGTATTCGATATGTTGTTGATATGTTGGAAACTCTAATACCTGTGTAAACCACGTATTATAAACTACCCATCCTGTTTTGTATTGGTAATTCGCTACTCCACGTTCAGAGCCTGACAAATTAACCACAATACCTTTGTGTCCAGCATCGATTCGTTCCAACGAAAATGGTTGGATTAAACTTACAAGGACACCTACTACCGCAATGATAATACCATTACGAATTCCCGCTGAATCATTGCTATTCATTGCGGTAAAAAATGTGATTGCACCGACAATCAAAAATACGGCTAAAACTACTCCTGAAATCATTTTTTTAGATTTTTGTTAATAAATAAAATTGAATGGTTAAATAAAAATGCGGTTACTAATACGATAGAAAAACCAAGTACTAACTGAAGAAATCCAGGGAAATCTCTGTTAATAAACCAATCTAGTAAATAGGTTACAATGCCAGCCCAAAGTAACCAAAGGAATATTAATGATACAACTCTTAAAATCATACTCCTGTTTTTACTAATGATGAAAAATAACGTCTACTAAAATACCCCATTGTACCAGTTTTACAATCATCTGAGTTTAAAAACATAAACCCTTGATAGTTGTTGGTGTCGTGAAGTACCCTTTCAATCATTGTGATAACACCACATTTGAAATCTACGTTAGCGAATTCATCAGTTCTCGCTAATTGGTCGTTCGCATAAGAAATTAATTCTTGAACTCCCGTTGTTTTTCTACCTTTCATAACCACGTTTTTATTAATTATGGGTCAAAGTTAATTCTTTTTTTTTAATAAACAAACATTTGGTTACTTTTTTTTAAAAAAAATTATTTTTATTTAATGAATGAAGGTTTTGTCTACCTTTTGGTGGACTCCAATGAAAATTATAAAATAGGAATTACCACTGGTGACATCCATAAAAGGATAAAATCTTTACAAACTGGTAGTAGTGGTGAATTAGTGTTAATCAATAAACATAAATCAAAACACTATCGTAAAATTGAGACCAACTTACATAGAAAATACAACCACCTATCAACAGATGGGGGTAAAGAATGGTTTTCCTTACCCCCAGAGATTGTTTTAAATTTTAAAGATGAATGTCAGAAACTTGATGAGATTTTTGACACGTTAATTAAAGCCAAAAATCCATTTATAATTTAACAAATTTTGGTTTAATCATTTTCCATATAATATCTTCATAGGATTTTCTATCCCACATACTAAATAAAATACCCGAATGTTCTTTATAATTTCTCATAACAAAATCCGCGAATTGTTTTTTGGTTGGTTCAGGATATACATCACCATATTTACCATATCTAAAATTATCGTGGATTTTCCCACAATATTCTTTGATACTATAATAGTTATACCTTAAATCCCTTTCGTATGTTTTAATTTTACTGAAGAATTCATCCGGAACATCATTTAGCAAATCATTCATTGACCCACCACTACTTAAAACTTCCCAAACCGCTTTTGTTGAGACATTGGTCATTATTCTATGTAGTCGTAAGTATTCTTCACCTTTGATTTTCATTCTATCCCCATTTGAGAACTTGATGACAAACCCCTCTTCGTTGTCTTTAACCATTCCTTTTAGGGTTTGGTAGTCAGTTATACCATCATATTTTTTAACCACCTTTAAACCCAAGTTTTTTATTAAATTGGCGTGTCTTGTATTGGTGTATAAATCAACCTCATCCCCGGTTTTGGTTTCAATCATTCCTAACAAAACCAAATCTTCAAAATCACCATAATCAACAACTATCCTGTTATCAATATAGATTATCTCGAACATATATGTGTATTCCTTTGGTAATCTTTGATAGTCATAATTTTGTAACATTTCAAACCCTTTGATTGCTTGGTCTGATGTGAATGAACCTCTAGTCGCGAATACCCATTCCTCATTGTAATTGAATAAAATACCCAATGAACCATCCATTTTATCCATAACCTCAAAATCAGATGTTGGGGTATATCTTTTCTCCTCCATATTGAAGAATTTCTTGAAGGGTCTAGCAACAACATTACCTTCAGTATCGGTTACTAAACCTCTACATTGTGTCGTGATTTCATCCCAATATATATATTGATTACTCGACACACCATATTGAACCATAGGTGTATAGTTCCATATCAATAATGGTAATGTTGGGTGTGTTTGTTTTTGTAACAACCCATCAGTATAATATCTTTCAAGTTCTCTTATCATTTTAACCTCATTTCAATTGTAATCCTATTGTAATCACCCCATTGTTTTGTTTTTAATCTTGTACGATATTCTAAATCTTCTTTTCTAATTATACCACCATCACAAATAATACCACTAGACAATTTGACGATTTCATTTTGAACATAATCAAGTAATCCATTACTCTGATTGTATTCGAAGAACAAATTTACAAAATTATTGTATACAGCGTTAGAAATTTTTGGTAATTGTTTTTTTGTACACACTTTAAAGTATGGTTCTGACAACATTACCCAATTTTTAAATTTACTAGGACTATATTTTTTAATCTCATAATATTCATTCGTTTCTAAATTATAAATGTCGTACTTATCAAGATTTGACTTATCTTTGTCTAATAAAAACATTTGTGGGTCATATCCCACATTTGCCATTTTTAAAAAAACGTCTTTACCACTTGGTGACCAAACCATTTTTGGTGATTTTGGTTTTAATATCCACCCATCATCATAAAATTTATCACTTATTACTTTCTCAAAATTAAATCCTGTTTTATTCCTAACTTGTCCCATAATTCAAAGTATAACTAAAAAAAAGAATAAAAAAACCCCCAGAGTAGTTTGGGGGTTAATATTTTGAAACCTTGTTGTTATTTTATTAGTCAATAACGATTGCTCTTAATGAATTAGACGTTAATGAATCTCTTTTTATGTAAATTAGTTTATTTTCATGTCTCTTTAAGAAATTATCTAAAGTATCATTATAATCTTGCATATGATACATTTTTCCATCGATACTCACACTACTATTTAACGTGTAATGAATTTCAGTATTTTTTCTATGACTAAATTTAGTCCCACAATTAGGACAGAATTTATAACTATCTTTTTTTCTTTTAGTCCCACATGATGTGCAATATGTTTTGATATCTTCAGAGAATTTATGTTTTTCAGACACTGGAAGAATTTTCCATTTTGAACTACAAAACATACTACTTGAAAATTTCATATAAACTGAAACAAATTCTTGGTCACTAACACTACCTTTTTCAACTCTACCAGTATCCATTGTATTACTATAGTTGACATAATTTACCGATGCAGTATTAAGATTTGTTACACCATTACCATAAACCATACTATTCCCTATGATACTATCCCCTATGATACTTCCACTATGAAAATCTATCACATATCCACTAGTATTAGTTGTTGTGACATATCCAGGGAGTGTCTGTGTTGCGCTGTATGGATTATAGACCATTCGATTTTCAAGATAGAACTCAATTCTAACATCCCCATTTTTAGCGATTGCGTTAAAGGTTTCATTTGATTTTGATACTTGATAAGTTTCAAATACGAATTTTTTATTATCATCCAAAAATCTTTCCAAGAAAATTCGTTGTCCTGGTCTAACAACAATACCTTCATTATCATTAATAGAACCACTTGTAATTGAGAATGATGGTTTTTCACCGATTGCTCTTCCCTGAAAAAATATTTTAGCTAGGATGTTTTCTTGGAGGGGGTTGTAGATTTCGATTTCAAATTCGTCCCCATTGTTTAGATAGATTGTGTTATCAAATTGTTTAACACGTTGTTTGTTTTTTGTGATATACGCATATGGCATACCATTTCTGATTTCTTTCATTTTTCCTTATTTTAATTTTTATGTTTATTGAACCCCGATTTGTTGGTATTTCTCCAACTCAAATGTCTCTCGGACACTCGGACCTCAGTAACAAGGTTTCATTAATAAGTATAAGGTAGTTTTGTTTTATGTAAATAAAGATTATTTCGAATCAATCAATTCATCAACATATTTATCACGTTGGTCCATTAGATATTCCGTTCTTTCAACCAATCTTTGTCTTTCTTCTTCGGTTAATTTAAGAATTAATTCTTCTTTTTGGGTTATCATTTTTTTATATTCTTCAAGTTGTTGGTTGAATGTCATATTTTGGTAATACAAAATCCCAACCAATAGTATGATGGTAAAAGATTGTTCTTTTAGTTTAGTAAAAAATGTATCGGTTATGCCTTTATTTTCCATTAAATAAGTTCATTTAAATTATCATATAAAATTTGATTAAAGTTATCAATATCCATATCTGGTGAGTATCTACTATCAACGTCAAACATAGGTATATCAATACTCCCATCATAAACCATTTCTTCAAATACACAATCTACTTCATCATTACATCTTTCCATATAATCTTCAAATTCATAGTCAGATAAATCTTCAAAATATTTACGAGTGTCCACTTTGAATGAAACTTCTTCATCATTCATTACAATAATTTCACCATATTCTTCTATGGTTTCTTCTAATTGTTTATATAAATAATTGTAATACTCATCTGATTCAGCATTACTAACAGCGTTTTTTATTGCTCTTCTAATTTCATAATCATCATCAAATTCATTAATTTTGTCTTCCAAACTCATTTCATTAAATTCTTCTTCATCAAAATCAGAACTTTCTTCAGCCATTTTTTTTACGATATCTTCAATTAATTTCGTATTCTCATTATCACAATCGTAATCTAACGCGGATTTCCAATCAGCATATTCAAAATTTTCATATAAATCCCACATATCACCACTTAAAATAGTTTCAAAAATATCGATTTCAACGGTTGTTTCATATTCATTACCAGCTGGTGATGTTCTTTTAACTTTTCTTCGAGAAACAATCCAACCCCCATCAATATATCTTTCCAACGCGGATGGTGTAGTTCTAATGGTTATATTATAATCAAGTTCAACTTTTTCAATAATACCTAAATCCATTAACTTTCTTTGTAACGCACGAGTATTAAACAACTCAGGTCTATTTTTATATAAGTCAATAATAACATCATCAGGTAAATCACTTAATTTAAAATCGTATTCTGATGCGTATTCAGTACCAAATCCTTTTATCAAATAGTCATATTCTTCACCACTATCACCAAGTAAATAAAATAACGCCAAAATATAATTATGTAACTCTGGTTTTGGTTTTGAGTTCTTTGGGCCTTTCAATTGATAAAGAATTCCATCATCACTTATTGATGCAGTTAAATGACTTTTATTTAATGTAAATTTAGGATTTAATCGTTTATAACTTCTTAATGAATATATTGTATTCCATTTTCCGGTTCTACCACAATGTCCCATTCTTTTTGCTTCTTCGGGACAATCGTTAGTTTTGGTGTTCACCCAATAAAAACCATCGCCATTTATATTTCTAAAATCTTTAACAATGTCACCAGTTTCAACATAATTAATTTGTCCCTCACCTATATCAAGGGAGTCATGCCATTCTTTTGATTTAGTATATAATTCATAGAAAGAATTTTCTTTAACGTTTTTAATATCACCATTTAAACCAATTCTAATCCAGTCCATTATTCCGTTTATCATTTGATTGTATTTGTTGATACCATTATCATTTAAAA